TGCCGGTGTTTTAATTTGTTGTCCGCTAGCGTTGAGATACTGCGGAGTAGTCGTCACGTGATTGTTATCGTCTGTGACTTCCACAAGCTTTCCAGCGCTGTCCCGTTGCTTTAGGCCCATGCTGACGTATCGAGCGTACCAAGCTTTATCCGGTGTCGTGTTGTACGGAAAACGAAATTGAAACACACCCGTAACGGTCCAGTAGCCAAAGGACGGCTCGTTTCCACCTGCGGATTGCGTGATCACGTTTTGTGCTGACAACTTCATCAGTTTACAGGTGCCTGGTGGCCAACCTAGGAACGTGTCGGAGTTTACCGATCTCCTGTAGACGGCTTGCGTGTAGGTGTTAAATACCAAGAAGTTACGCGTTACCGTCAGAAGCTGATCGGAGAACAAAGCTTTGACACCTTTTACGGGTTGCCCTGCGGTGTTGGTGATCGGATCTCCGTCAAAGTCTACGTCGATGTCTTCTGAGGTTTCCACGTCGTCCCATGTGATGCGTGGAAGTGCGTAGAGTGGAGACGTAGGGTTCGATGGCTCGCTGCCTCCGCTCGTTTGTGCAATGCCTCCAATCTCTCCACGGTATTCAATTGTAGCCAACCAGAATATTGGAGACACTCGCTGGAGTTGTGCACCCTCTGCGACAACGAACGGGAATCCTGGATAGGGTTGAGCCACGCCAGGTAATCCGGCCTGCGTGTAAACGTCTAACTCACCAGCGTCTGCGGAAGTCGTGATTTGGTAAGTTTCTGAAAATGTGACTTCTAGCTTGCGGAAGTTCTCCGATGTGGTTGCGTTAGAAGATTGGTTCGACCACATCTTGATAGCTGGATTGACTGTTGGCATTTAACCGACCACCTCCAATCGCACATCCTTGACGTTTACTGGTCGTGGTTTAGTGTTTTCACGAACTGACTCCAATAGCTTTTTGTGCTCTTCTGCCAATCGCGTTTGCTTCTCGGCTTCTTTCTCTAGTCGCTCGTTTGGATTCGATAGCGGTCCACGAGTCAGGAAACGAGACTGGAAAGCCTCTTGCGGCTGCATCAGAGTTTTGTTGACTTCCTCTCGGTTCTGCTTGTCTTTTTCTAGCTTACTGATTCGTTCGGATTCCGCTGCAAGTCGTTCCGCTTCGGTTTGGCTGACGCCTTGCTGGATGAATGCAATCGCTTTTGCTGCTTGCAATCGTTCTGATTGCATTTGCGATTCTGTTCCGCGTTGACGATCTAGATCTTGCAGTATCTTTGTCTGTATCTTCAGACGTTCGGCTTCCGATTGCGTTGTAGCTGGATCGGCTAGCTTCTTTTGCATTTCTGCAATGACATCTGTTCCGCGCCCTAGTAAAACTAATCGCTCTTGGTTCTTTTGGTTTTCGTTTGAAATCAAGTCAATGATTCGTTTTCGACTTGCTTCCTCTTCTTTAATCTTCTGCTCTTTCTCTCGCGCGGCTTTGTTTGCTGCTTCTACGAGTTGCTTTTGTGCGTCTAGTTCTTTTAAGAGTCCAGCGGCCACGCTTACGTCAGTACCTTTTGCGGTCTTCTGTGCTTCGAGTTTGAACTTCTCGTCTCCAATGGCTTTTTCAATTGCAAGTTGTTCGCGTAGCGATGCGATGTAGTTTGATGATGCCTGAGTTTCTGCCGTTTGCTTTGCGACTTTAGCATTCTGCATCTCAAAATTTAGCTTGCGTTCTAATTCCACAGCTTGCTTTGAGATTGAGTTTGACAAGTCGTCTTGGAGTTTAATTTGTAGCTCTAGTTCGTCGCGTCGTTGTTTTGCATTCGTCTCAACGCCGAGCGACCCAAAAATGTTTGCGTCGTCATCAAAAGTAGACATTGCCTTTAATTCTGCTCGGCTATCGGCTGATATCTTGGCCGCTTGTCGTGCTTGATCACGTAGACTCTCGACTAAAGCCGCCGTTGCTTTTTCCTGTTCCTCTGGACTGCCCAGAAGCGAGATAGACTGAATCTGATCACCTATACGAAGATCAGAAAAACGAATCAGTTCAGCGTTTAGTTTTTTCGACGCTTCGGTAGCGCCCTCTAGTTCTTTCTTCCAACGATCTGTTTCGAAGATTGCGTTTCCGATCGCTTGCCCAAAACCGAAAGACATTGCACCGACAAGACCAACGATACCAGCCTTGAACGCAAATGCTCCAGCACCTCCAGCTTTAGATACTTCGGAAAACTGGCTCACCTTTTCCGTCAGTCCTGCTAATTGACCAGCAAAACCAGCGATCTCAGACCCACCAAGTTGATTGGCTAACTGACCTATGAACTCCGTTGACGCTTTTGCTTTCTGCCCAACGCTCTTGATATCCTTAACGTTCTGTTCGATCTTCTGCGACGCCTGAGCGATTTTGGCAGACGCTAGGTCCTCGGCTTCAATTAAAATCTTAACGCTTTCACTCGCCATCGGATTTCGCCCTTAATTGTGCTTCGTCGGATCGGAGGAAAGAGACCGCATCAAGAAACCAAGCCGACTGGTCAAGAGCACCACCAGCGATAGGTGGCATGCCTTTTTCAAACAAGTCAGCAAGCCGAGCAACGTAGGCCACATCTCCACATTGCACATTAGGACAGCCAACGACATCGAGAGAGCCATCGCTACATTGGTCGCATCCGTTGCCGTTGCAAGTTGGGCACTCGACTGTAATTGGTTCACTCTCAGTACCTTTATCCTTGCATGTCTTGATTGTGCAGTTGCGACAGAGCAAGCCCTGTCGGATCATTGCAGCTAGTCTTAGCTTTTTTTTTCTTCGTGCTGAACTGCTTGGTTGTATGCAACCTTGCGAAGTAGTTCGCGAGCTTCGTTAAAGCTCAGGATGTCTTCGATTGCTTCGCGGCTGAACTGATGGTTTCCCATATTTCTCCAGCCGACCATAACTTTACAAAGCGTGGTGATCGTCATTTCGAACATTTCGTTTACAGTCAGCGATTCGTTGGCTGCGTCTGTTGCTGCATCGAGCACGCGTAACACTTCTCGCTGTCCTCGCATAGATTGCGATTTGACGAGGAATGTCGGTTGCGACTCTTTGGGTTTGTCTTTGTCGCAATCGAGTACGATCGGAAAAGACTGATCCGGTTCTAAAAAAACTGGCATTAGGTAGCTGCGGTAAACGTAAGAGAAATTTCTTGGTCAATGTTGTTTCCGTTTCGGTTGCATTGCCATGTGATTTCGTCAGTGACGAGCATGTTTCGATCTGCTTCCGTGATTGAAATGATTTGAGCCTTTGGTGCGGAGAACGTCGCGACTGAATTTGTTGGACCGTCTAGCCCCCAAGTCAAAACGTCTTCCGTCATGGCAAGATGCTGACCGAATCTGTCTTGTGTTGCTACAAGTTTCGATTCTGGATTGCCTGTGACGGTAACTACTCGATTCGTAATCATTGCGTGATCGTAGCCTGAGACAGTTGACGCACACTCTTTCATAATGATCGTGTTGCCCGAATCGAGAGTCAGGTTTTCCAGACACAATGCAGTTCCTGCCCATGTCGTTGTAGAGGATGCGTAACGCAATCCCTTAGCCGTTGGATATATCGGGGCAATACCTAAAGTTCCGTCTGATGGTGGCTGCCATAATCCTTGAAAGTCGAAGTTAAAAACGGCTGTTCGTCCAGTCGGGTTGTTCATCGTGAACGTACCAGCACATCCAGCCATGCTTTTGACAACTCCGTCTTGATAAATTGCCATAGATAACGTCTTGACGTTCGATCCTGGCACTTCCGTTCGTGGCGTGAATACTTGTCCAGACTTTACCCAGCCGCATGCTGGCAAGAACGTATCGGCCCACGCTGGTTCGGTTGCAGTGCCGTCCCAAGAGAAGTCTACCGAGAACGTGATGCGTCCTTTGTACCCACCAACAACAGAATTGAGCATCCCGAAACCGCCTTGAGCCTCGCGGGACTCTAACTCGATTTCTTGCTGTGCGATGAGGTTGTAGACATTGAATTGAGTGCTTGCGAGAAATAAATCCAATGTGCCTGGTGTCGCCTCGATCTTTGCGGCCAATACTCGTTTGCGTTTCAGTAGTGTCATTTCTGTTTGCCTTTCAATTGGCCTTTAGCTTTTAAGGTTAAAAATCTGATTCGCTCGTTAATCTGCTTTGGCAGTTGGTCGCGAGCTGTATCTAGAGCTAGGTCTGTAACACCTGCAGATTGGTAGTATTCGCTTGGTGCTGGACCGTTTTGTTTAGCAAGAGGAAAACGCTTTTTCGTCAGGCGCTTGTAAACCATTGGGAAGTAACCATGAAGCATGAACGCTCCAGGTAAGTTCCCGCGTCCTTTATCTGGCCCTGACTTTTTATACGTCACGCCAGTCTTTGTTTGCTTGGCTCCGAAGTATCGCAAAGGAATCGGATAGCCTTGAATCATCAGGATCTCAGAAGTCAGATTCGCAATGTCAGATTTCTTGCTTACTGCGATTGCTTTTTTCAGCACCTTGACAGGCACTGGGATAACGCTCTTTAGCTTACGTGCTGCTTTGATCTTTACCTGCTTAGCTGTCTTATTTACAGCAACGTTTAGCTCTCTCTTGATGTTCGCACCAAGGCTTTCGATCGTTTTTCTGACTGCGGCTAGCGATTGCGAATTTATGTCTATCTTCATATCACGCCCTCACGTTGTAAGGGTTGTTCTCGTCCGTGCGGTATGTGATCGCGATCGGAACAGTCACGCCATCAAAGCCGCCCGCTGCATTGTGCGGAACGTGCGAAAGAAACTCGGCATCGATTGCGTTTTCATCAAACGTGTGCCAAGTCGAATCGTCTGCCGTTATCACTTGCTCAACATCTGCAGCGAACATGTGAACTAAGTAATTAATTGGCTCACAGCACTTTTCGTCGTTGAGTAGATTGCAATGGATGTTAAATGTTATTCTCTTTGCAACCGCTGGAGGATTGCCTGGATACATCAACTCGGGAACTGCTTCAATCGAGTCCGTAGATAAGACGATCTGCCTATCCATCGGTGTGTAGCTTTCCAACCGTGCTGGCCTAACTACTTCTTTTACCTTGGTGTTGTAGGTTCCGTTGCCGAGAAGCAAACGGAGACGACGAAGCAACTCCCTTGCAATCTTTTCAACAACTGGAAGCTCTCCTACCGACATTCGAGCACCAACATTCCTTCGTCGTGATCTAACAGTTGCGTGATGGATCGCATAGAAGATTCCTCTCCAACACGAACCGCAAAGAAAAGGCTGTCTCCTCCGAGGTTGAGTTCCTCGGAAGTGATTCCACGCTCCGAGTTATTGGCAACGTGGACTTCGAAAACTGGTGTAATCGAGTCGTTGTATTCGTTCGGTAGCGACAAGGCTTGCCGTACAACGACTGCATCAATATCACGTGCATCACCTTCCCGAGGGTAGTAGATTACCACCTCCGCGAAATCGCTAACGTTGCAGAACACAGTCTCAGCGTCTGCTTTGATCGTGTCGTGCAATGTCATGGCTAGCTACGTCGTGCGTTGATCTTCACGTAATCCAAAATGACCGAATTCACGTTTGTGTTTGCGGCCTTTTGAAGCTGAATCATCGGCTGAAGACCAGAGCTATAACCACTCATGTCGAACGTGGTCGCAGCAGCAACGCGGATTCCGTCGATGTAGAACTTCACGTCTCGCTTGTTGCTGAAGTCGATGAAGAACTTTTTGAACGTGGTCCCAAGTGTTTGCCCTGACGAAATGTCATCGTTGTCTCGAACGCCGTCGTCTGTTTCAAGGTAGACGAGAGTTGTCGAGTTTGCTCCGACCATCTTGAACCAAGCGTTCGCTGCAACGCTGTCGGTCGTGTCGTTTCGTGCTGAACCAACACCGAAAACAAGTTCGGTTCCGGTAGTCATCGTAACGCCAAGTCGAACCCGCATTTCGATATTAAGTAGGTCGTCGATGTCGAATGCCAGAGCGTCCCCGTGTGCCAAGCAAACGTTTTCAACTTCGCTCG